ACATGGCGAAGGGCGTTCACCGGCTGATCGAGGGGGACCGTTGGCAGAGCTTCGTCGATGACGATGTGGGGCCGGATTGGGAAGCCCTGGTGGGCCTCTGGCGGCAAACAGGCCGCTGGGCAAGCGCATTAGGCCCGCCACCCGATCACCCCGAAACGCAAGTCCCCCAACAACTGAGAGCAGCATAAATTGGCCTACGAACAGAAGCCCGGCGACCTCGCCATCTTCCGCGAAAAAGACAAACGCAACGACAAGGCCCCTGATTGGAAGGGAACCCTGATTACGCGAAGCGGCGAGAAGCTGGCGGTGGCCCTCTGGATCAAGTCCGACACGATGCTCGCGGGCAAGGTCGAAGAGCCCCGCCAGCGGACGGACACGGGTTCGGAAACCCGCACCCAGCCGCCCGAGCAGCCCCGCGCGTTTGACGCCGACCTCAACGACGAAATCCCGTTTTAGGACCGCGCCGCATGACAGACCGCCTCCTCTACACCCTACGCCACGCCCTCCGCCTCAAGTTTGGCCTATGGCCGACAGACGCTGAGTTTCAGGCGTTCGTCGAATACCTGGCGTCTCAGAAAATCACGATTGAGGAGATGGGCGAGTGAACCTCGTTTCAGACTTCCCGATCACCTACTGCCTTGTCAGGGATGAGTTCCTGCACGACCAGGACCCGGACCACATCGGCAATTACACGGAAGCCGCAATCATCGGCGTGGTCGCGCTCGAAGGCCGGGCGCCACTCTTCACGGTCATGCTCCGCAACGGCGCGCTATGGGCAAGGCTCCCGCTGCACTCGCTGACGTTCAAGCCCGGCGAGCCCCTTCCCCTCTCAACCCTTTGCCTTTGGGACAGTCTGTCCTACGATGTGACCGTGCATCAATACGCATTCCTCGAAACCCTGCGAGCTGATGTGTTCTGTTCAGACGGCCAAACCAGATCCGGCGCCTATCTCGCAACGCTCGACTGGTGCAAGTCCGACTATTCCGAGATGCCCGATCAACACAAACAGCATCACCTGATCCAACTGGATAGCGGACACATCGCCGCTTACCCAGGCAACCGCCTCCGCTGGCATGAGCCTAGCTGGATCAAACCCTTCACCGAAAAGCCCGCCTACCGCGTCAACACACACGAATGGACGGCAGAGCGCGAACGGGCGCTAATCGACGCTGAGCGGTGGGCGTATGAGCAGGAAGCAAGCGCATGACCTGGTTTGTTGCCTCCTGCGCTCCCCGCCAAGAGATGCGCGCCGTGGCCCGTCTCGCCGAACATGGCATTGAGGCCTATGTGCCCGTAGAGCGCCACCTTCGCTCACACGCCCGCGTCAAGGATACGGTGGATCGCCCGATCTTCCCCCGCTACCTGTTTGCCAAGCTCCCGGAAGATGCGGACCTCGCATGGTTTTGCTGGAAGGTGCGAGGGACTGAGGGCGTTGAATCCATCCTGACCGTCTGCGGTTCCCGCATGGGCAGGCCCCAGCCTATCCCGTTCGAGTGGGTCCACGAGATGCGCGAACGCGAGCGCGCCGGCCACTTTGACCACACGAAAGGCAAGGGCCTGGACCTCAACGCAAACGACCCGGTTCTGATTATCGGAGGCCCCTTTGCCGGTCAGCTTGCCACCATCATGGAAGCAAAGCCGGGAGCAAAGCGCGTCCGGGTCTTCCTCAAGGCGCTGGGAAGGCTGACAGGAGGCCCGATGCAGATCGCGGCAACGGACGTTCAGAAACAGAATGTTGCGGCCTGACAAGCCTCGTGATACCAAATGGAGCAATGATGCTTCGCATCTGGGGCCAACGGCGCACCAAGCGGCAACGCACGCCAGAACCCGGTGACGGCAAAGCCGCTTCACCACGTTAGCGCAAGCGTCTCTAAATTCACCATTCAGGCCCGGCACGGCCTCACCCACGCCAAGCGCATACATGACCGCTGACCGTGGCCTGAACCCAATCCGTCAGGAAGCCGAAAAGGTCTGACACCCGTGTCTGATGATACAGGCGAAAAACAGACGCCCGAGCATCTGTTCAAACCCGGCCAATCTGGAAACCCAACCGGAAGGCCAAAGGGCGCCAGGAACAAACTTGGCGAGGCGTTCGTTTCCGCCTTGCACGACGACTTCGCGGAACACGGCGTTGCCGCGCTGGCAAAGGTCCGCGAGGAAGATCCGGCGGCTTACATGCGGGTCATCGCTGGCCTGCTTCCCAAAGAGTTCAAGATAGAAACCACGAGCGACCTGACCGATGAGCAGCTTGACGCTCGCATCCGCACCCTCGCCAGTGTCATTGGACTTCAAGTCGGAGCTGGTGTCGCTGCTGGAGGAGCGGGCGAAGCGGGCGAGGCGCAATCGTCTCAAGACTTATCGGCCATACACTAAGCAGCGAGAGTTCCACGAGGCTGGCGCGGATCACCGCGAGCGGCTTCTGATGGCGGGCAATCAGCTAGGCAAGACGTTCTCCGGCGCCGCTGAGGTGTCGTTTCACCTGACGGGCCTTTATCCCGACTGGTGGCTTGGCCGGCGCTTTGACAAGCCGACGCGCTGGTGGGCCGGGTCCAAAACCGGCGAGGTCACGCGCGATGGTGTGCAGCGCCTTCTGGTCGGTGAGCCGAAGGATCGGGCCAAGTGGGGCGAGGGGTTTATTCCCGGCGACCTGCTGGTGGACTGGTCCATGCGTCAGGGTGTTCCCGACGCGCTCGATAGCGTGCTGGTCAAGCATGTAAGCGGCGAGACGGCCACGCTCGGGTTCAAGTCATACGACCAGGGTCGCGAGAAGTGGCAGGGCGAGACGCTGGACGGCGTGTGGTTCGACGAGGAGCCGCCGCAGGATATCTACATGGAAGGCCTGACGCGGACCAATGCGACGGGTGGGATGGTGTTCCTGACGTTCACGCCGCTGCTGGGTATGTCGGACGTGGTGAGCATGTTCCTGATCGCGGAGGCTGACCAATGAGCCGCCACGTAACGACCATGACGATCGACGACGCGGAGCATTACACGCCGCAACAGCGCGCGGAGATCATCGCCAGCTATCCGCCACATGAGCGGGAGGCGCGGACCAAGGGCGTTCCCATCATGGGGTCTGGTCGCGTGTTCCCGGTGACGGAAGAGAGCATTATTGTTGAGCCGTTTGCGATCCCGAAACACTGGGCGCAAATCAACGGCCTGGACTTCGGCTGGGATCACCCATTCGCCTGCGTCGGGCTGGCATGGGACAAGGATGCGGACTGCATCTACGTGACGCGGGAATATGCCGCGAGGGAATCCACGCCGATCATTCACGCGGCGGCGGTCAAGCCTTGGGGGCATTGGATACCGTGCGCGTGGCCCCATGACGGGCTCCAACATGACAAGGGCTCGGGCGAGCAACTGGCCGAACAGTATCGTCAGCAGGGCCTGGAGATGCTGCACGAGAAAGCCACGTTTGAGGACGGGTCCAACGGCGTTGAGGCTGGCGTCTCCGAAATGCTCACACGCATGGAGACGGGGCGATGGAAGGTGTTTCGCACCTGTGTCGGCTGGATCGGTGAGTTTCGGCTGTATCACCGGGAGAAGGGCTTGATCGTGAAGGTCAAGGACGACCGGATTTCAGCGTCTCGATACGGAATGATGATGCGCCGCATGGCGAGAACAGGTCCGCGCAGGAAGTCGAACAGCAGAACCGCGAGGCCTATAAGGACGACGTTCGCTTTGCCCGTCTGGGCGAGCAATGGGACGAGAGCGTCCGGAAGCAGCGCGAGGATGACCAGCGCCCTTGCCTGACGATCAACAAGCTCCCGGCGTTCATTCGCCAGGTGGTGAACGACGCCCGGCAAAACAAACCCTCGATCAAGGTTCACCCGGCGGATAGCAAAGCGGACGTGAAGATCGCGGACATCTACTCCGGCCTGATCCGCAACATCGAATACACCTCGGACGCAGACGTTGCCTATGACACGGCGCTCGAGTGCGCGGTGACGGGTGGCTTCGGCTATTTCAAGATCAATACGAGATACGCCACGGACGACACGTTCGAGCAGGACATCGTGATTGAGCGCATCGCCAACCCGCTGGCGGTGTTCGGTGATCCGTTCTCGACGACGGCTGATAGCTCTGACTGGAACGTCGCCCTGGTCGTGGATTTCGTCTCCAAGGACGCTTACGAGAAGGAATACAAGGGCGAGCCGATCAACTGGAACGACGACCCCTATCTGGGCCTTGCAGATCCGTGGATGACGGACGAGGGTGTTCTGATTGCGGAATACTGGGTCCGGGAGAAGGTCAAGCGGACGATCCTGCTTCTGTCGAATGGTGAGGTCATCGACCGGGAGCAATACCAGGCCAACATTGATCTATTCGAGGCGAACGGCGTTGGCCCGGTGGGCGAGCCTCGGGAGACGGAAAGCTACAGCGTCAAGCAACACATCCTGTCAGGCGCCGAAGTGCTGAAAACCGTGGACTGGCCGGGCAAATACATCCCCATCGTGCCGGTCTATGGCGAGGAAGTGAACTATGAGGGCCGGCGCATCTGGCGCTCGCTGATCCGTGACGCCAAAGACAGTCAGCGGATGTATAACTATTGGCGGACGATGGCGACCGAACTTGTCGCATTGGCGCCCAAGGCTCCCTTTATCGGCCCGCGTGGCGCGTTCGAGACGGACGGCGCGAAGTGGGAAACCGCCAACCTGATGAGCCACGCCTACATTGAGTATGACGGATCAACGCCTCCTCAACGGCAACAGTTTGCGGGTATCCCAGCCGGTGCGCTGCAAGAGGCGCTGTCTACGTCTGACGAGATGAAGGCAATCATGGGGATGTATGACGCATCCTTGGGGGCCAGGTCGAACGAGACGAGCGGGCGCGCAATCATGGCCCGTCAGCGGGAGGGGGACGTTTCGACGTTCCACTTCATCGACAACCTGACGCGGGCCATTCGCCACGCCGGGCGGGTGCTGATTGACCTGATCCCGCACGTTTATTCAACTGAGCGGATCATTCGGGTTCTGGGTCCGGACGCGCAACCGGCAACGGTGGCGGTCAACACGCAACAGCCGGTTCCTGTGGTCGGGCCTGATGGTCAGCCCCAAACCGACGACAACGGCCAACCGCTGATGTTCGTTTACGAGCTGGGCCTTGGGAAATATGACCTGATCGTCAACGCCGGGCCTTCGTTCACGTCACGCCGCGAGGAAGC